ATGCAACGCATTGGCGGCGGCCAGGTAGACCACGGCGGGCATCAGCAGGTAATCGAGAACAAGCATCCAGCCGGCCACGAATCCAGTCTTCTCACCGATGGCGGGGACGGTTATGAATTGCCGTTCCGCGTCGGTCTCGGTACTGGCCCCGTCTATCAGGTGGGCACTTACGACATCGCTCCCGAGTCGTTCGGTCTCGGCAAGTATGGCGACCTTGAACTGTCGCGCTTCGTGAAATTGGCGATGGTGAAACCCGCTGCGGCTGCTGCTCCGAAAGCAGCGTGATTTAAGGGGTAATGACGGTGCAAACGGCCTATCTGTCCTGCGTGCAATTCGACACTGACGGTGTGACGTGTCTTCAAACGCAGTGGGTCGAAGCACCGTCTTTTCTTCCCAGTTTGAGCCTCGGTGATGGGGCTCTTATAGGCTTCGCAATTCTCACCTGCTGGTGCGCGGCCTATATGTCTAGAGCTCTCCGGCAGGGTGGAGGAAATTGAGATGAAGAACGCATTGAAGTTGGCCGTTTCAAAGGGCAGCACCATCGCTGCCTCGCTTCTGGTGTTTGCCGTGTCGGGCGCAGCGATGGCGGATGCTGCTGATCCGACTTCCAGCATTACCACGACCCTGGCGACCTACGCCGTGGACGTGGCCACGATTGCAGCCGCTGTGCTTCTGATCGTGTACGGCAAGAAGCTGGTGTCGTACCTCCGCGTCTAACGCGGGTCTTGGTGCGGGGCTTCGCGCCCCGCGCCCTTTCTGGGGTGTGCCGTGGATATTTCCGGTTACTACGTGATCGTTGCGCTTTTGGGGGCAGGATGGATTCTTTTCGCGCCATCGCAGGACGATTGATCACGGGGGCGCTCGTTGCGCTTCTGGTGCTCTCTGCCGGTTTGTTCGCCCCTCGCGACGCTTCGGCAGCGTCCCTGCCGACCTACCAGCAGGCATACGCTAGCTGTCAGGCCGTTGTCGCAAATTACCCGGCGTTGAATCTGCACTGCGTTGCGAACGGAACAACCTCTTGTGGCGTGGTCGCATATACGGCATCCGGGGGGCAGTACGGCAATGCGTTTGGCTACGACTGTTCTACCGGTCCGAACGCCGGGAACGTATGTGCGTCGTACGGTCCTGTCGGCCATCGCTGGGTGCATGCGACGGTCATGGACGGTAGCCAGTTTGATTACCCTGTGACGCCACCAGGTAGTTCGACCACGTATCAGTGCAGGTACACGACGGCTGCGCTCACGCCGGCGTTGAACGGCTACACGTACGTCAATATTCAGCCGCTTGGTCAGGCTGCTGATAACACGCCGCTGGTGGCTGGCTCGATGGTTGATGCGAGCGGGAAGCCCGTGGCTGCTGATCCGGGCGATGTACCGACTGCGTCGTCGCCGATCAATTCTAACCCTGCGCCGCAAGTCTGCGGTGGTGGGAGTTGTGTTGACCCTAATTCCAATCAAGCGTGTGGCGTCGTTGGAGGATCGCAGTTGTGTGTTCCGCTCCCCCCCAAGGCGACGCAGCAGGGCGGGTCGTGCTCAAACGGTGGCGGCGGAACGTTGTGCGCAGGCAATCCGGTTCCGAGGCCCGATCCGAACGCGGTGCCGGATCCGGCCACACAAATTAAGTCGTCGGACTCGTATCAGCGCACAGACACAAGCAGCGGGGCGTCGGGGGTTCAGATCGTCAATGTGTATGGCGGCTCTGGTGTGAAAACCAGTAGTGGGCAGAAGACGGGTGATGTGGGTCCCGCGTCGTCTAGTAGTTCAGGCGGGAGCAGCGGCAGTGTTAGCGGTGGCGGCTCGTGCGACTCGCCTCCTGCGTGTAGCGGTGACGCTGTTCAGTGCGGCATCGTGCGCGAGCAGTGGTATGCGATGTGTTCGGCGAAGACGAGTGCTGACGCAGCGTTTAAGGCGGTAGCGGGTGACGGCAATGGGCCGTCTACCTTTTCGAGCGATAGCGCGAAGTATGGCCAGGGTGATGTGTGGGTGCAGCCGAACACCTCGCAGAGCGGTACTACGGGTGGTCAGGCGAACAACGGTGTGTACGACCAGAGCGGATTTGGCTACTCGCGCACGTGCCCTTTGCAGGACATCCAGTTCACTTCGATTCCGTTTGTGGCGAAATTTTCGGCGGGTTGTGACGTTCTCGAAGACGTGGGGCTTGTGCTCGTTGGGTTTGCGCTGTTCATTGCAGCGACGATCACGGCGGGGAGTAATCACTGATGCCTATCGTGATTGCTTGGATCGGTGAAATGCTGCTGAGCGTTGTTGGCCAGCTGGCTTTGAGCGCGCTCATCTCTTGCGGCATTGGTTTCGCGGCGAATGCGGGGGTCTCCGGCATTATCGATAGCACATCGATTCGCGGGATGCTCGGTAGCGCTGGACCTCTTCTCGGCTGGGTGGGCGTGTTTCGCCTTGACCAGTGCATGACGATCATTCTTAGCGCATGGGCGGGTCGGAAGATCACCGACGCCTTGAAAGTGCGCCTCACTGCGAACACTGGCAAAACGAAGTAGGGGACTTGTATGCCTGTTGGTCTTTTCACGGGCCTGCCGGGTGCGGGCAAAACGGCAACGTTGGTTAAGCGCATCATCGAGCTGCGAGAGAAAGAACCGGGTCGCCCGGTGTTTGCTCGTGGCATCAATGGGCTGAAGGAAGGCCTTGCCATTGAGTTGACGGATGACATCCTGCACCGGTGGTGGGAGCAGCCTGCGGGCTCAATCTTCGCTATAGACGAGTGTCAGGAAGATCACCTCATGCCTAAGGATCGCGGCAACCCTGCGGAATGGGTGCAGCGGATCACGAAGGTTCGTCATTACGGCATGGATTTCCTTCTCACAACGCAGCACCCGTGCAATATGAGCGCCTACGTGCGCCGGCTGGTCGATCATCATGTGCATTCGGTGATGCGTGCGAAGGGCGTGCGACAGACGTTCGAATGGATGCGGTGTATCGACGATCCAGATTCGAGGCGGGAGAAGAAGCACGCGCAGATGTCGTTTGCCCCTCTGCCGAAAGAGGTCTTTGAGCTCTACAAGTCGAGCTCGCTTCACACAATGAAGGTTCGCACGCCGCGCATCGTTTATATCGCTGGGGCAATGGCGGTGGTGGCGGTCGGTTTGGCCTTCTACATCCCGTATCGGATTCATCGTCATATCGACCCTGCGGCGGTCGCGGGCACTTCTGCGCCCGCCTCTGGCGACAAGCTCGCTGCGGAAGATATGGGTCTTCGGCAGAGCGACTACGTGAAGTGGCTAAAGCCTCGCGTCGCGGGCATTCCATGGAGCGCGCCCGCTTTCGATAACGCCACGGTCAAGGCTGAGCCTCGCTTGTTTTGCATTGCTGTGGACGATGGCCGCTGTACATGTAAAACGGAGCAGGGCACGTCTTACGAGGTGAAGGCTGATATGTGTCGCAATATCGCCCGTGATGGCATCTACAACCCGTTCCTTGCTCCCGCCGAGGCCGACCAAGCCGCTGGTGCTGGTGGCGACCGTGGAAGCGCGAGGACCGGTCAGGAAGCGGCTTCGCCGCCTGACCGGCCTCGCGCGCCTGCGTCTGTCATGGCGTTTGCGGATGGGACCTCGGTGGAGCTCCCGCACGGCGAACGGCAGACGTCTACGCCCTACACCCCTCCGGAATATCACGCCTGGAACTCTGATCCATTTGGGGGCGGCAAGAGCGGTCGTTGATCGCTTCTGCTGGACGCACGTCCGGATACGCTTTCGTAAAGAGTTGCCCATCGAAACCCGCGCTGTTGAGCCATCTTCGCGGGTTCACCGATCGAGGAAACCCCTTCCCGCCAAACTCGCTTTTGATACCCTTCTCGAAAGGAACAGGGGAGGGTTATGCGAATAGGGGACGTGGTGAACTACGTGGTGGCTGCTGTTCTAGTTGCGGCCACTATTCCGATGTATCGCTATCTCATTGAGCGAGCAAACGCGCCCGATAGTCGGCCAGTTGAATTACCTGCGCCCGTCGTCGAGGTTCGTAGGGAGGCTGCTCCCGTGGCTGCTCCCGAGTTGATTCCTGACGCGGGATTACCTCTGCAGTCTGGCTCAGAGGGTGGCGTTCGTTGCGCTCATGGTTTTGTGTATCGGCAAACCCATGGCTATTGGTTGCCGGTGGCTGGCGCGGATGGTCAGGCGTCGCGCTGTGAAATTCGAGTTGAGCCTGTTCGCCCTGGAAGCTCGTGAGCCAGCGGCTAAATGCGCGGATGTTGCTCGCGGTGATGCGGCTCGTTTTGAAGGATTCGCCGGGTGCGATCAGGCGGTTTTGTCGGATGCGCCATCCGCTCCATGCGCCGGACAGATCTTGGCATCCGTTGACCTGATCTTGTAAGAGCTGGGCGATTTGCAGCAGTGTGACCACTTGGCCGGATGGCGTCGTGAACTGCTGCAAATCGTTGTCGTAGAGCCAGTTTAAGCGGTTGCGGCGGTGGAATCGGCGGGGAAGTGTGAATCCGCAAGTCATTGATTTGGCGTTGATGGCGATCCATGTGGTCCCATCGCAGCGCATCCCCTAACGCAGTCAAGATTGCCGATTTCTTCCGATGTGCGGGTTGCGTTGACCGCATTTGCCGACACGCGCTAAAGCTTGTGCAAGCGCGGCGGAATTCCAGCCTCCTTGTGTGATCATAAGGTTAAGGGTACCTGGATAGTTGGCGGCTACTCCCTCCAATCTCCTGCTGTGGTGCCCACACTACCTTCGCAGCTGGACCCAGAGGAGCGTCGAGCGAGATTGACAAAAGCGGCTGCCTTAGTCGGGGGCGATCTCTGGGGAGATCGTAAATTGCACCTACGTGGCGACTAAGGATTGAGCGCATAGCCGCCACGTTCCTGCCTGTCTCCTGTTGAGGTGCCCACACCATCTTTTGCAGCCGGCCTCAAGGACCTGTCGAGCGATATCAGCAAAAGCGGCTGCCTTGGTCGCGGGCGATCTCTGGGAAGATCTTAATAAATGGCGTCTACGTGACGACTGAGAATTGAGCGCATACCCTGTGCATAGCCTCGCAATAGCGCCTGCTTCGCGAGAGTGGCAATGAGATGAAGCTGTTCAGGTGCAACGGCAGCAGGGTGCGGACGGATTCGTCCACGGTGTCGCGAAACGCCATCTCTTCCTGGTTGAGCACCCATACGCTGACCAGGCTGAGTCCGGCCAGAGGCAGAAAGAGCAGCAGCACGATCATGCTGATCCGCTGGCCGACCGACCATTGGCGAAGCTTGTCACCTAGACGCAT